CAAGAATTAAAATTATTATACGAAGATGAATTGTTAAGAGCTGAAGATGAAGATGGTTCTTCTAACTCTACATACATATCTCCTAAAATTTACTACCCAGGTATTGGTTAATGACTACTTTTTCACAAGGTAAATATGCTTTAGCAATTTCTGATAGATCAGGAATGGCATTTCCATACAACGAAATGGTTAGAGAATGGAATGGTGCGTTTGTACACATTTCAGAATACGAACCTAAACAACCACAATTAGATCCTAAACCAACAAGTGCAGACCCACAAGCTTTACAAAGAGCTAGACCTGCAAGAACAGAATTTCCAACAGAAGATTTTTTACCAAATAATCCTATTACAACTGCGGCTGCAGATGCAACAGTTTCTGTTTCTTTTCCAAATGGTGCAATGCAAGTAAATGATATTTTTAGATTAAGAGATATTAAATCTCCAGTTGGCGGTGTTGCTATAACTACTTTACAATTATCTACAACTTTAAATGGTGCAATTACGGATTCAACTACAACAATTACTTTAGCTGATGGTTCAGCGTTTCCAACATCGGGTTTTATAGTTATTGAAAAAGTAAATGCAGTATCTGGTTTATTTGAAAATGAGGTTATTGAATACACAGGAAGATCAAGTAATAATTTAACAGGATGCACTAGAGGAACAAGTGCTCCATACAGAGGAGTATCTCCTGAAAACACAACAGCAAGTTCGCATGCAACTGGAGCAAAAGTATTTGGTGCATATAAAATATCTTTTCTTGAAGAAACAGTAGGACTCGCTGGATATAATGATAGCAATGGTAATCCTGCTTATATAACAACCCAGGTAGGATTTGGTTTTGAATTAACTAGCAATGCTGGTAGCACGGCAACAGGAGGCGGTTTTCAGTGTACAATTGGACCCGTTAATGATAGAGGTTAATTATGTCAGGATTAAGTGCATCAGGATTAAGAACACAAATTAGAAGTTACACCGAAGTAGACGATGGTGTATTAACTGATGCTGTATTAGAAAATATTATTTTAAATGCTCAGCAAAGAATATTTATGGATCTACCTATGGATTCTGATAGGCATGTTCAAGAAGGTACGCTAGCTGCAAATGACAATACAATTAATGCTCCAGCAGGATGTATGTTTATAAGAGGTATTGAAGTATTTAATTCAACAGCTAATACTGAAGGTAATGGCACTTGGTTAGAAAAAAAAGATCAAACTTATTTAGGAGAATTTACTGATAGAAAATTCGGTCCTTCTGGTGAAATTCAAGCTCCTACAGATACAACTAATTCAGTAACAGGTTTTCCTAAATATTATGCTATGTTTGGAGGTGCTACAGGACTTTCAGATACTACTTCGGGAGGCATGTATATTGCTCCCACACCAGATGCTAACTATAAATTTAGAGTATATTACAATAAAATACCTGTTTTATTAGAAGGCAGCAATACTAACTATATTAGTTTAAATTTTCCACAAGGTCTTTTATATTGCTGTTTAGCAGAGACTTATGCCTTCTTAAAAGGCCCAATGGATATGTTGACATTATACGAACAAAAGTATAAAAATGCTATACAACAGTTTGCAGGTATGCAACTTGGAAGACGAAGACGAGATGATTATACTGACGGAACAGTTAGAATACCAGTCAAGTCGCCGTCTCCGTAAATAGGAGTAAAAAATTATGGCAATATCATCAGCAGTTTGTAACAGCTTTAAACAAGAAATTTTAGTTGGAACTCACAACTTTACTGCATCATCTGGAAACGCTTTTAAATTAGCTTTGTATCAAAGTGATGCATCTTTAGGTGCAAGTACTACAGCTTATTCAAGTTCAGAAGAAATAACAAACACATCTGGGTCTGCTTATACAGCGGGTGGAAAAGCACTTACAAGTGTTACTCCTGTTTTAGATGGTTCAACTGCAGTTTGTGATTTTGCGGATATTAGTTTTACTTCTGCTTCTTTTACAGCAAATGGATGTTTAATATATAATGATACACAATCTGATAAAGCAGTGTGTGTTGTAGCGTTTGGTGGAGATAAAACTGTATCAAGCGGAACATTCACAATTCAATTTCCCGCAGCAGCGGCATCAACAGCTATAGTTCGAATAGCATAAGGAGGAAGTCCTTATGTCGATAGCCCAAACGTTCACAGTAACGGTAGTCGGTGGTAAATATTATATAGACGGTGTTCAACAAGCTACCGTAATGATCGGTGCAGGTCTTACTTATAAGTTTGATCAATCAGATAGTAGTAACGGAAACCACCCTCTTAGATTTTCAAGCGACAGCGGAAACTCAACACCTTACACTGTTGGTGTAACTGCAGTTGGAACTCCTGGTGATTCAGGAGCATATACACAAATAGATGTTCAAAACGGTGCACCATCAACATTATATTATTACTGCACAAACCATAGTGGAATGGGTGGTCAAGCTAATACAGATGGTTGGGGTCGTTCTTATTTTGGACAAGCTGATTGGGGTGATACAAATATAGTTACTGAAGGTTGGGGACGACTTGCATGGGGAGCTCAAGGATGGGGCGAAGCACCTGGAGTAACTCTTTCAGGACAATCAGCAACAACATCAATCGGATCAATTACAGTAGAACTAAGACCTGGTTGGGGTACTCTTGATTGGGGTGAAAATGGTTGGGGTAGTGTTGAAGAAGGTATTGAAAATTTAACAGGTCAATCTGCAACTGCATCTGTAGGAGCAATTACTCCTGCTGACGTTGTAGGATTAACAGGTCAAGCAGCAACAACTTCTGTTGGAGAACTTACATTTGTTATATCACCTACAATTGCATTAACAGGTCAAGCAGCAACAGTTTCTGATGGACAATTAGATGTTAATGATGGTTCTGAACAATTAGTAGGCTTAGCTTCTTTAGTCGCAACAACTGCAGTAGGTTCTATAAGTTTAGAAATAGGTGTTAATTTAACTGGAGTTGATGCAAATAGTTCCGTAGGTAGTATATTAACAAATGCAGAAGATTTAATTAATGTAACTGGAGTTGGTGCAACTTCTTCAGTAGGATCGTTAATTATAGAAATAGGAGTTCCTTTAACAGGGGTTTCTGCAACTGCTTCTGTAGGTACAATTTCACCAGCAGATGTTGTGGGATTAAGTGGACAAGAAGCGGTTTCTAGTGTAGGAAATGTTGCTCCATTAGGATATGGAGATGTTGATATTACTGGAAATACGAGTTATAATGGTATTGACGTAAGTGGAAATACATCATATACAGATGTAACACACGCAGCTTAGGAGAAAAAAATTATGGCTTCAACATATACACCTTTAGGTGTTGAACTAATGGCAACTGGTGAAAACGCCGGTACTTGGGGAACAAAAACTAACGCAAATTTAAATCTTTTTGAACAAATAACTGGTGGTTATAAAGTACAAACTTTAAATGCTGCTGGTGCAGGAGCTAATACAACAGCTTTAGCTGTATCTGATGGTTCAACAGGTGCTACTCTTGCAACAAGAGTTATAGTTTTAGGAGCAGAAAGTGCTCAAACAATTTCAGGAAACAAAATTGTAACGATTCCTTTAGATGTAGAAAATACTTATTTTGTTTTAAATAATACAAGTGGTGCATATACTGTACAATTTAAATATGTATCAGGTTCAGGTGATAGTGTAACTTGGGCAACAACTGATAAAGGTTGGAAAATTCTTTCAGCAAGTGCTAACGATGGTACAAATCCAGACGTTAAAGAAGTTGTTCTTGGTGGATTACCAGGTGGTTCAGATACACAAGTACAGTTTAATAGTTCAGGATCATTTGCAGGAGATGCAGATTTAATTTGGACAGCAGGAACTGCATTAACAATTAATTCTCAGAAAGAGCTAAGATTAGCAGATAGTGATGATAGTGCATACATAGGTCAGAAAGCATCAGCCACAACTACGTCTTATACTTTGACGTGGCCAGCAGGCGTAGCCGGAGGAAATGGGTACGTTTTAAAATCAACAACAGGTGGAGTTTTATCTTGGGAAGAACTAGAAGCAGGTGGTACATCGTGGCAAGCGGTTAAAACTGGTAACTTTACAGCAGCAGCTGGACAAGGTGTATTTTGTAATACAACTGGTGGTTCTTTTACTTTAACTCTACCATCTTCACCAACAATTGGGGACGAAGTCTCGTTCATAGACTATGCAGGTACTTTTGACACTAACGCTTTAACTATTGGAAGAAATAGTGAAAAAATTAATGGAGCAGCATCAGATCTTACTGTTTCTACAGAAAGAGCTGCTAACACTTTAGTCTTTACAGATTCTACTCAAGGTTGGTTACTGAAGAGTAATTAATAGGGAGTTGGAGTGTCAACTTATAAATCAATATTTGGTCAAAAAATTAAAAAGGTATCAGCTGATCCTTCAAATCCAATTGAAGGTCAAATGTGGTATAATAGTAGTTTAGGAAGTTTAAAAGTTCATCAAACTATTGCTGCTTCTTGGGCATCTGGTGGTAATATGAACACTGCTAGAAGATTATTGTCTGGTTTAGGAACACAAACTGCAGCTTTAGGATGGGGAGGATATGTTGGTCCATCAACAAATTCTTCTGAGGAATATAATGGAACTTCATGGACAAGCACTCCAAACTATCCATCTGTTATTTATGGCTCAGGTGGAATAGGAACTCAAACAGCAGGAGTTGGAGCTGGCGGTTATTTGCAACCAACAACTTCAAGTGTAAATACGACACAAGACTATAATGGTTCTTCATGGGGTTCAGGTTCAGGAACTTTAGGAACCGCAAGAAATTTAATGGGAGCCTCTGGTGTAGAAACAGCAGGTTTAATATTTGGAGGATATACAACATATCCAACTGTAACTGGAGACACAGAAGAATATAATGGAAGTGCTTATTCAGAACAAAATAATATGAGTACAGCTAGATCGGAATTAGCTTCTGCTAATCAAGCACCACAAACTGCATCTTTAGCTTTTGGTGGTAATGTTATTCCAGTTAATACAAGTACTACAGCAACAGAAGAATATGATGGAACGTCTTGGACTGCTGGTGGTGCGTTAAATACTAGTAGATATGGACTTGGTGGAGGCGGAACTCAAACAGCTGCTATTGCAATGACTGGTAGAAATTCTCCACCTAACGTAGCTGTAACCAATAACGAATTATATGATGGAACTTCTTGGACCAATACTACTGCTAATGCAACAAAAAGAGGACAAGTTGCAGGTGGTGGAACATCTACTGCGGGAATAGTTTTTGGTGGTTCTGATTCTACAGTCACAAATGCTACCGAAGAATTTACAGGAGCAGCATTAGGAAATAAAACGGTAACAACGAGTTAATTATGGCAACTTATAGAGAAATACACGGAAAACCAATTAAATTTTTAAGCTCTGATTTAGATAAAGATAATCAAGCTGGAGAAATTTTTTACAATTCAACATCAGATTCTTTTAAATCTATTGTTAAATCAACAGCATGGACAAGTAGTGGATCTTTAATACAAGATTATCGTCAGGGTGGTTATGCCGGAGCTACACAATCAGCATATATGATATTTGGTGGTTATCCAGTACCAACCTCCAACACTAAAACTTTTGAATATAATGGTGTAGGATGGACTACAGGTGGAGATTTAGGAACTGGAAAATATTTAAACGGTGGTGCTGGAACACAAACTGCTGGTTTAGATTTTGGTGGTTATAAAGGATCATCTCCCATAACTATTCCAGGTGGAAACGTAACACAAGAATATGACGGTTCCTCTTGGTCAAACGCGTCAGCAGCTATGGGAACAGCTAGATATAATCTTCTAGGATCAGGAACACAAACTGCAGCATTATCAGCAGCTGGTATCAGTTCTCCACCAGCCAACGCTCCTTCAGCAAATAATAATTTTAGTGAAGAATATAATGGTAGTTCATGGAGTGAAGGTAATAATTTAAATACACCTAGAAATACTTCTGGATCTCAAAGTGGAACACAAACAGCAGCGATTATGTTTGGAGGTTTAGCATATCCAAGTAGTTTTAAGTCAGATGTTGAAAATTATGATGGAACTTCTTGGACATCTGGAACTTCTTTACCAGCGGGTCGTTCTAGAGCAGGTACATCTGGAACACAAACAGACGCATTAGTTTATGGAGGAGCCTTACCTAGTGTAACAAATACATGTTTTTCTTTTGATGGAACTACTTTTAGTACAGTTCCTTCATTAGCAACAGCTAGACAAGGTGGTGGTAATTCTCAAAATGCTCCTAGCGGTGGATCAGTATTAGCAGGAGGATCTCCTTCTCCTAAAATAGTAACAGAAGAATTTACTTCATCAACAACCGTAACTACAGCTGCAGCATTTTCATCTGGCGGTTCTATGGGAAATGCTAGATATGGTGGTAATTTTTTTGGTTCAGGTAAATCTTCACAAGTAGCAGTTGGAGGACAAAAAGCTGCGGTGCCACCTAGTGCTAACAACATAACAGACTCAGAAACTTATGATGGAACATCTTGGAGTGAAGGAAATAATATGGGTACTGCAAGATTTAATGGATCTGGAACTGGAACAGAAACAGCAGGATTAATTGCTACAGGTAGAAACCCAGCTGCAAGTCCATCTCCACAAGTTTATTATGGAAATACAGAAGAGTATAATGGAACATCTTATTCAGAAGTAAATGATTGTCCTCAAGCAGCTTATAGAAGATGTGGTGCAGGAACTCAAACAGCTACAATTATAGTTGGAGGGTTAGTACCACCTACTACAACTTATTCAACTACATCAAACGAATATGATGGAACAAATTGGTCATCAGGAGGAGCAGCTCCATTTAAAGCAAATTACATGGATGGTGTAGGAGTTACCACTGCGGCTGTTGTATTTGGTGGACAACAAGATCCTTCAACTAGACTTGCATCTTATGATTATGATGGAACATCTTGGACTGCAAATAATAATATGAATATAGACCATGGTGGACAACACCTTGTTTCTGGAACAGTAACAGATGCTATTCTAGCAGGTGGTGGAGCGCCTTATGCAGTAGCAGCACAATCTGAAACGTATGATGGAACAACTTTTACAACAAATGCTACATTAGCACAAGTTGGTCAAAGAGGTGGAAAAGGATCTACAACGGCTAATGCTATTGGTTGTGGTGGTTATGGGCCTGGATATCTTACTGCAACAGAAGAATACACTGTTGAATCAACAGCGGTAAACTCTAAAACATTGACAACTAGTTAATAAAGTATATATTGCTGGATGAAAGGATTATTATGACAGAAAAAAGAAATATACATGCACTTATAGAAAAAGAAGCACCAAGCTTAAATAACTTATTAGATCCGGAAGATGTAAAAGAGTTTAAGGCTATGACATCAGAGCTTAGAGATACTTGGACCAAGAAACAAGTATTTAGAACAGAGACAGAAATGAGAATGTCTGTTTTACAAGATATGAAATACCCAACAAAAGCTGCAAAGTATTGGCAGTGTGTTAGAGAACAAAACGTATTTTTAGAAAACTTAATGAGTCTATCATT